TTGCCCTTGGGTTTTCACTTCGCCCGTTGTTCTGTTGCGATATTCTGACATGATTGATGATCTCCTGTGTCAGTTGATTACGCGATTGCGTAGAAGATATATGTTAATCCAGATGCGTTGAATGACGTACCAGCGGTTGATGTTATTGTGAATCCTGAAGAGAGAGGGTCAATCCAATCTCTGTTGTCAGACTGAACGGCCGTGTCTTCAAGTTTCAGCGTAGGGTCATCCCCTGCGACAATACCCCTCAAAGAATCCGCCATATACCAACTACCACCACCACTATCATCTGCGGTTTTAATAAACACAAACCTAGCACCGCTTGTAAAACCACAGTCTACGTTTAAAGTATTGCCCGTACCCGTGTAGCTACCCACCTTGGATACACCGGCGAGTGAGGCAAAGAGAAAGGCTATGTAGTTGTCGCCAGAATTATTTACCCTTGTCTGAGTATTAACCGTAAAATTACTTGCTGTTGGAGCCGTGTTATTCCAGTAAGTTGCGTTGCTAAGTTCAGCGTTAGTGTCATTTAATCTTAAATAATAATCCTCTGGGTCTGTGCCGCCATTTAAACCAATATGATACACGCCCCAATCAGAATTTGTAGGTGAAGTACGCTTTTTCACCCATATCATTTCTGGTACAACGCCAAGGCTATGATTTACGGTTCTAGCTGATCCTGTACCCGCGTAACCAACCACATCGAAATATTTCGGCGCGCGCTTCCACATCCAAGATTGAGTATTGTTACTAAAAGAATTTGGCGTACCCCACCCCGTATTAAAATCCCACTTATGGGTACTGGCTTGGTTATCTTCTTCACTGGAATTATTTGTAAACAAAGTCCTTGTGTCTATTATCCTTGCAGCCGTATACCAATTTGACCCTGCATCGGGTCTTCTTCTAAGAGCAAAATCCACAAGGGCTGTTGTAGGAAACGCCGGTGTCGTTGAGCTATCATATGCGTCCAGAAAAAACACATCACTGCCATTTTCCGGCACCGCCATAGGGTCACGGCGTATAGCAATATAAATATAGTTTTTGTTAGCCTCATTTACCTGATTACGACTGTGGACAGGAAAAAATCCTGTCGCAGTTGGAGCTACATACACATCTCCGGCACCCCCCAGACCGGACGCTGTTTCTATTGCATCATTATTAGGCGTTATTAATGGCGTATTAATGTCAGGAAGATTAAATCCCCGCCTACAATCAACTACAACCCAATCTCTGCTTGTACCGCCGCTGCTTGTGTTTTTAATCATCAACCACTGAGGCTCAAAGCCAATATTAATATCTGGCCCCGGAGATGAACCATTACCAGTATAATTCCCACACTTGATAATATCAGCATCACCATCAGGGCCAAACTCACCGTCACCGTCATTGTGTGCGAATAGGTAAGCTACATATGTTGAGCCGTTATTATTGGTTGCATAGCTATTTTTAACAGTAAAAGTAGTGCTTGAAGGTTCCGTTGAGTTGAAAGCCCCGCTGTCCGAAGATGCGTCTCCGTTCGAGTTTAAGACAAGAGGGTAGAGTGCAGGGTTAGTACCTCCGTTTGAACCCCGATGATACACAGTCCAATCAGAACCAGAGGAAGATGTCATTTTTATTAAGATACAACCTGGTGCTGAATCTAAGTTATGGTTAATGGTTTGTGTACTTCCTGTTCCGGTATAAGTCACCACATCAAAAAACTTAGGGTGTTTGCGAAATGTCCAAGAAACGTAATTGTAGCCAGAATAGTTTTCCGTATTCCAGTTTGTTCCAAGAGTAAAACCATTAGAATTAAAGGCATAAAGACCCGCTTCGGCACCTGACGTGCTTTGAGCGTTACTACCAAATGTTACTACATACTTGCGGATACCACGTTCTGTATCGTAAACCCCGCCGCCCGACGCACTAGCACCATCATTAGTGTTGCGAATCCGAAGCCAAACCATCCCACCTTCACCAGACAGGTCAATTCCGTTGTTAAAAGTTTGTGCCGAACCTGTTCCAGCGTACAAAAAGGTACTGAACACATCCTCTACGTTCAAGACTTCACCAGCACCACCAGAAGCAGACATAAGTTTTCGTGTAGTAAAACTCATCCCATTGCCTGCCCAGCAGTGAAGCCGTAATAAGTCGTGCCGCCATCGTTCGTAAAGAACACAAAAATATCCACACCGTTATTTGTCGCGGTTAGCGTCGGTGCAGTAGCCGCCGCCCAATCTACCGAAGTGGGCCAAGTAATTGTTCTTGCTGTGCTGTCTTGGATAACTTTTAGGGTGAAACTCGACACCTTGCCTGACGCTGCGGGGTTGCTAAATGTATAAGTAACGTTCTCCGTTAAATCGTGAAGAAAATTTGTACCATCATTTAAATTTAATGTAGCTGCGTTAGAGGAGGATGTAATTGTTGTGTTTTTTTCGGATATGCTTGAGCCAAAGTGAAATTTACCGTCGCCAAGATCAATGTTAATAGACATTATATTATCCTACGCTGCTTTGCTGCCCGACATTTGTGCCATTACCCAAGCGTAGCATTTGTCTAAAAATTTAGCACCCGCTGTCGCCTCAATTGTATCCATATCTGTTTTTAAGCGTTTATAATCAATTGTGCCCATATCAATTGTTGGGCTGTTTGTAGCAAAAGCCTCTAAACTTATTTCAACTTCAAACTTTGGTGCGTTGGAATTGTTAGTCTTTCGCAACACTGAGGCATTTACAATTCGGTAGTATGCTCCGTTAAAAGCAATGCCAAACTTACTTTCTGTCTGTGGAATATTATTAGTTATTGCCATTAGTTTGACCCTTTATGAATATTTAACTTCTGCCGCTTGGATATGAGCTACCCATCTTATATTATGTGACGCTTCGCCGGTTACTTGCACTTTCAAAGCATTGTTGCTGTTATCCGCAGATAGAGCCAATCCCCAGTTTGATGTATTTGAAATTACTGTAATTGCGCTATTTGGGACGGTTGTGGTTCCACCATCGTTGACCAATAAACCTTCTATTTTCCACGACCCATAAGCCTGTGCGCCATTTTGCATGCCAACAATAGTTCCGCTAAAGGTCATGCAAGAATCGGTGCCTACTATTACTTGGTTATTAGAACTGGCACTGCTATTGTTAGTGGTCATCGCTTCAGCGGTAGCGTTTGTAGTGTCTGAGCGCAGAATAAACGTACAGCCTTGAGCATCACCATTTGCTGCAAAATAACCGGAAGCTATAGCACACTTACCTATTATATCAGCCCTAGCATCAGTACCTATGGCTATACTGTTTTCTGCATACGCCCAAGCGTCATTGCCTATCGCTATTGACGAAACGCCCGTAGCTTCAGAATCATAACCAAGCGCCGTGGCATAATTTGCATTAGCTAAAGCACTGGCACCGAGCGCAACACTATATGAATAATCGGAAAATGCGCCCTTGCCAATTCCTATTCCTTGAGTGCCAAGTGCCCCTTGGCTATTAGTTCCAATGGCAATCGCAAGTGAGGCATCTCCACCAGCTTTACTATGTCCTATAGCAACAACATCACTGCCACCGCTTGCTCTAGCATAGTGTCCTACTGCAAGTATTCGTTGCTGTGAATCATAGCTATTTGTAGTAGCCATAGCCTCTCTACCAATAGCAATATTATTAGTACCTTTAGCTTCTGAATCTCGCCCAATAGCTATTGAGTCAGCGGAAGTGTAGCCGCTTGGGGGTATAGACTCTGCATTGAGGCCAATAGCTATACTGTTAGTTGATGTTGAAAGAGCAGAAGAACCAAAACTAACACTATCATTTCCTGCAGCCGCGGCCCCATCTCCAATACCTATTGCATTAGTACCTCCTGCCGTTGGTGAAGTTGCCGAACTAGGATTAGCAGCGTATAACTCCGCACCCGCCGCCGCCCAAGTCAAACCGCCAGTATTGCCACTTTGCGCCGATAAAAAATATCCGTTAGTTGGGCTGTTACTGACTTTAAGATTAGCTTCATCAACAATATTATCAGCAATCGTCAATGCACCAGAACCCGTAACCTCGCCGGTATGCGTTGCGTTAGATGTGATTGTTGTAAAGGAAAGGTTGCCCGAGCCGTCTGAAATTAGACTCTGGCCCGACGATCCATCATCGTTCGGTAGTGTAAGCGTGTATGTCGCTCCCGCAGAGTGCGGAGGAGATTTGATCTTTACACCGTGAGAGTTGGCTGAACAATTTAGCTGTAATGTGCCGTCGTTGCCGCCAGCGCCCTTTACTTCAACAACCCCCGAACCATTAGGCGTTATTTTTACATTTCCATTGCTGGTACTCGTGGTTATTTCACGCGCCTGAACGTCAAGATTACCGCCAAGCTGCGGAGATGTGTCTTCTACAACTTCTACTAAAATGTCATCAGCAGCGGCGGTCAGAAAGACTTTTGCGTTACCAGACAACGTTAATGCACTGCCCCCACCAGAACTGTCTATAACGCTGCGCGCCATAGTCCCAACAGAGTTGCTTAAAGTGCCGGTGCCAATCTCCCAATTAGTACCGTCTTCTATTGTATACCGTACAGTGTCACCGTCTGTTATGCCTGCAGCCGAAAACGACTGGTATCCTGCAACCACAGAACCTAGAGATATCGAACCTGTACCCGTCGTAGCCGTTAGTACAAAGGCTCTATTTGCTAATTTAAAAGCCATTACAGCTACCTCCTATGGTATTACGAAGGTGTCTCAATGCGAATGATAGCACTTGTAGCGTTGTTTGTTGGGAACTGAATTTCAAAAGTGCCATTTGAAGAAGATTTATCGGCCAAGAAGTCTAGCACCGCAACTGCAGTGTTAGTATTTGCACCGCTGGAGCGATAGATTAACGCGCCGCGCGCAGTAATTGTTGAGGAAGTCCAGTTAATTGTTCCAAAACTCAAGAACACAGTTGTACCCGTAGATGTAGGTGCTTGACTAATGGTAAGTTGCTTACCCCCAGTGGTGTAGCCGTTCCCATTTGCGACTTGACCTGTTGTATTGTTCACATAATCGCTTGTAGCGGCGTTCAGTGTTGCAGAGTTGGTGTACAATGCAATGCTAAACGTATCGGTAGTATTGGCGCTAAAGTCCATTTCACCGTCGAGTAGTGCCTTCTTGAACGAAGTACACATAAAGTTCCCTGAAAAAGCCATATCTATCTCCTAGCTTACTGTAGTGCGAACTTGGCCTGAACGGTACGCGTCTTCACGCAACTTACCATCCCCAAGATTTTTTAACAAGGTTATAGACTGAGCGTACAATGACTCGTACATTGCAACGACATCGGCCTCTCCCTTCATAAAACGTATTGCCTCAATCAAGGCTCCGTTTAACAGCGCAGAATCAAAATTAGTGCCAAGCCACGTAGTGTTGGCAGTTACAATAGATTCTGGATAATACCCGTAATGTAACTCAGTACTATAAGTAGCATTGGGGGTAGGTCCAAGTATGAACGTATCATCATCAAAATACGCATAATGCTTGGGTAGTCCTTTATCCGTAGGATTTGGATATGCTTCACGCATAAAGTTTACATCTTTGTTAATAAGGTACGTATACACCCCTGAAGAATCTATGACAGCCAATGAATAAGACCATAGAAAATCTGAAGGCATTGTGAGGTACTTATTACTGTTAGAAATAGTCCCGGTCACATTTCTACGCAATGCAGGTATTTGCACTGTGTTGTATATTTTTTCTTCGGCCTGCTGCGTAAACATAGCTAACACATCCGCAGTGAAAGTAGTCTCGCAGATATCTTGTATATTAGTTGTTAACGCGGTGTAGTTCATAAGTTACCCCATTGGCCCCCGTGCATAGAGACCTTTTGTTGCAGCACCTGTGCCCCGAACTTTTACTTTGCCCCCACTAGCGTAGCCTTTTTTAGCCATGCCACCTTTTTGAAACCCCATAGCTTTAACAACATCAGGACGTTCTTTTTTTAACGCTGTTAGTCCTGCATTTAATTTTTTAGCCATAATGTATACTCCTAGCTTGTTACTACAGTTACAGTTCCAACCATTCCACTACCAACTAACCTATTTGGCATTAAATTGAAAGGATCAACAAGTCCTACAGGATTCCACCCACCCTGAAAGTTTCTACTGGCTACAAGTCCTTGGTCAGGACGAGGGTTACGCAATGCTTGCGGATCGTTTATAGGAAGCTCTCCTAACCTAAGTTGCGGGTGACTAGGGTTCCAACAAGTAGGACAAGCCTTTACATGCGAGTTTGTACCTTTGACAAACAAGTCTTTTAGTTCACGTAATTTGTATTGAAACCCACACACATCGCATATACCAAGCGCACGTTTTCCAGCGGCAAACCTATTACCCATTATCGCACCCCTGATATTCTAGGCACAAACCGTGCAGGTGTTTTTTCGCGATCTTCGCTAGCCGCCATCTCAAACTGTTCGTCATACATGGCCTTTAACATTTGTACACGATCTACAAGTTCAGGAACTTTTGCGGCGATGTGGTAGGCCAACCCTGCAACAAGGCAGGGGAGAAACCTGAAACTAATATCAGCAGTCTGTACGCCACTGCCTGCGTCTTCAATACGACGCATACGCCAATAATTTAGTTTGTAATTGTTGCTGTCAGGAACAGGCCACACAATTACCTTTGGGGCAGGTTGTAACCGCTCAACAAATATTTGAATAGGTCGTCCTTGTGTTAACTTGTTAGGTATAGACGAATACGTGGATACAGATATTCTGTTTATGGTAAGGTCCGATTGTGTGCTAACATTAGTATCGTTAGTACGTATTTGTTGTTCTAGCAAATCAATAGTATCCGCTGGTAATGTGTACTCAGCCACACCAGTTTGTAGGTCGATAGACTTATTTTCTATCGTCCACATATTTATTCCTCGGTTTTGCCACTCAATCGTCATCAAGTTCATAGACCGCCGCGCTGTGCGTAAGTCATACCCACTACGAAGCTCGCGCCCCGCACGTTCCCATGCCTCTTCAGCAATCTCAGTAAAGTCCATGTCGAACGTTGTGGTGCCAGATGTTGTCATGGCTTAGTCCTTCACGTAAATAACGTTTGTTTGCGTCTATCTTCCATTACTGCGCCACAGCCTCGCGCTATGTCACGTTTGCGTCTGGCTAAACCCCCACCAAACAGCTTTACAGTAGCAGGTTTAGTATTTTTTACTACAGTTTTACCTTTAGCTCCTGCACGTTTCTTCTTTTTGGCCGTGGCGGCACGTTGGCCTTTACTTAGACTGCTGGCTTTACTACGCGGTAAACAACGGTCGGGGTTCTTCTTGTCTTTAGAAGTACCACATTTACCTTTGATATTACCGTCAGTACCAACCCTAACCCAATCTTGGTCCCGCCACTTTTTTAGGTCGCCCATTACGCCGCTTTCTTTTTCTTCTTGCCTTTACTACCCTTTGCGTAGTTTGGGTCTTTGCAATACTTAGAAGCCGCCATATTAGCGTACGCAGATGGGTAGGTATCAAAGGTTCGTTTGGCCCAAGATTTACCTTTAGCGCATATTTTACCACCAGATTTGTAATACCTACGCATATTTACACCATTCTAGCTTTGCGTACACCCTTACGTGCGATGCCTGCACCGCGTACTTTACCGCCAACAGAATAACCTTTTTTCTTCATACCGCCGGTCATACCGCCGCCCATCATCTTTTTGACGCCGCCACCGGCTTTCATCTTCTTGGTCATACCACCGTTAGCATAGCCTTTTTTCTTCATGCCTCCGGTCATACCGCCAGCTTTCATACCTTCAGGGCGCATTTTTGGTTTTACTTTACGCATTTGAGATTTGTTTTCTGCAGACTTAGGCCGCAACTTCGGACGCAGCGACGTTGCTACTCCGGGCATTTTTGGAGAGATGCGTTGACCTTCCATAACATCCCCAGCTTCGGCTCTAGCCGCGGAGTCAATGCCCTCCTGTGTGACTTTTTTGCCTTTAGCGTAGCCTTTTTTCTTCATTACTTTCTTACCCTTAGCGTAACCTTTTTTCTTCATATTCATAATGTCAGTCCTTGTACAAGTTGTTGAATACGCGTTCTGTATCCCAGACGTATCCTACATCTTCTTTTGAATTATACGTATGTTGATTTGGTTTAAAATCAGGAGCGCCATGTCCTGTTTCAAACCACGCAGGGTGTGTTACACGCACCCGATTGTTTGGTAGTGCTACTATATTACCTGTATACTCACCTGCATCTAGCAATTCAAGCACGTGACTTTGTTTGTGTTGTGCAGGGTCGTCAGCTACTTCGCTATCAGTGTAATCTACCGTAAATATATACTTGGCAGGATAAAACTCGCCGTCTACTTTAGCTATCCAAGGAGCGGGAGAGGCCCGTTCTAGCTTGTACACAGAATGATAATGAGACATGCAATCCCAAGGCTGTGCAAGATACGGAGGTAACGCTGTGGGCCACTCCTCAAGTGGTACATCAGCTACAAGAGCCGTTAGGGGCATCCTAGCCCACATTGCTCCACCGTGTATGTTCTCGTCATCACTATCGTCGGACTCGCACCCCGTAAATATTATTTGAAAGCTAAGAGTACGGTTAGGCATTGTAGTAACACCTACGACCATCGCATGCAGAAACTCACCGTGATAATCTTCAAGATTTTTAGTATATTCTCTACGCACCCATGCCTTAAAATACGGTATGCTGCTAGTCAGATACGGCATGCTAGCAATTCCATTTACGTAAGCTCTTATTAATACGGCTGTTAGGATCGTTAGCCGTCTTAGAGCTTGTATTGCGCTTTTTCATGCCTTTCATACGAGCGCAAAACGACTTACGCCGATTTGCGGCCTTGGACCCCTTTTTAAGTTTACTAGGTTTTGTAGTAACCGCAGTCTTTAATTTACTGCCGGGATTAGCTTTTCTGTAGCTGGCAACACCTTTTGCATTGAGTCCACCAGACTCACTTTTTCCTTCTTTACGAGTCCAAGCGGGGGACTTTACGCCCCCGCCTTTTTTATAATATACACGCACAAGACTACTCCAATATGATAGTTATCTTGTTACCCGTTCCAGTTAACGCTGCTACAAAACAACCGTTAGCGGCTAGTATGCCGTCTGCAGGGATGTACACGTCATTCCACCCCACGGGGAGTGTAAGGTCGAGGAGAATGTCCCCTGTAGCAGAGCCATTACGTAGCGTAAACGCACACGCGGCTGCAGCGTTAACCAAGACTCCTAAGATACGAGCGCGATGCGGTCCAACAATGGCCGCAGCATCACCCGTAGCAACGTTATATGCTCGTACTGAGTTACCAGCCATGTTAACACCCCTTTACGGTTGAATTGCGGTGTTAAATGCTTGTGCGTACATAACTGTAATACGAACAGACCCCGCATTAGTAGCCGCCGAGGAGGTTACTGTCAGGCGTTTATCAGAAGTTCCGATATTACCCCACTCTAGGGTTCCACCACCTGTAATACCAAGAGCTTTTATGCCGACAGTAGTACCTGATGCAAGTGTGTTGATAAACGTATTCGCGTTACCACCTACTTCACCAACACTAATGTTAGTAGTAGTGTTAGCCGCAGCCACAAGATCNACAACGATGTTTACGATTTTAGAGTTGGCTGGAATTACAATGTCTGTCACTACCGCTGCAAGCGCACCGCCTGCAAGACTTTGTACAGTGTCCTGACACATTACAACGTAACCTACGTTAGCAATGTCAGTACCTACAGTTGTTCCAGTTGTATTTCGGATGTTACCTGCCCTAATTGGGCCGGAAAATGTAGTGTTAGCCATATGATTCTCCTGTCGTGGCTAGAGTCAAACACACACTGTGTTTGTCAGGGATGTCTGCATATTACACTAAACTAAACAAAAAGAAAGGGGCAACCGAAGCTGCCCCTACTTTTACGTGATAGTAACGTGTTTTACGCTCCGGGGGAACCGAAGATACCCAGCGGATCAGATACACCGAACGAATAACGCTCGCGCGCCTTATACCGGCTGTTACCTGTGTCAAAGTCACCATCCATAGAGGTAGCCATAGCTGCCCGTGTAAAGTGCTTCAGACCGTTAGGTACATCAGTCATCAGGAACCACGCGTTTGTGTCTGTCAGATAATGGTTGACAGTATAACCGCCCGGAATCGAGCCGTTAGCACGTAGCGCGTTGATGTCGTTGTCTGCAGTACCTACACGACCCTCGGTCTCCATCAGACGTGTTGCAACGAATTGCAGTGCTGGTGGAATTACGAGTTTCTTAGGTTGTGCTGCAATCAACAGACCGCGCTCATCAGTCCAAGCTGCAATCTGAATAATAGCCGCTTCCAAGGAAGTTTCATTAAGATCAGCTGCAACCGCAGGACGGTTTGAGTTTACACCACCAGAGATTAGTGGGTGCGCAGTAGACATGAGTGTCTGACCATCACCGTAGGTCGGGCCAGCAAATCCAGTATTCAGGATATTGGCAGCTTTAACCTGCTTGGTGTACGCCATAGCACGAGCCAGTGCTTTAGTATAACGAGATGATAGAGAATCATACAAGTTATCCTCAATAGCTTCCTCAGTGATTGAGAAACCCATTGCCACTGTTTCGTGTGTATAACGAGCAGTCCATGCTTCCTGTGCATTGTCATATTCGATGGCAGAGCCTTCGTCTTTAACAGGTGCAGCAGAAAATCCACTCAATTTCTGTTCTTCCTCGAACGAACGGTCCGAGGTTTCGGTTTCAAAGATTTCGGTGTGTTCTTCACCGTACTTTGCGTATTCCAGACCAAACAAGGCGTTTAGGCCGGGAAGCAGTTCTTTAAGTAACTGTGCGCGTGAAATAGCCATTGGTTATTCTCCCTTATACGCCGACTTGGCCGTTATAGCGATGATACCCAACGTTGAACTTAACGATAAGTTCAATGAAGCCCGTACCCGCAGCATTTGCAGTTTCAGGAACTACATCTACGACAGTTAACGGAAGAGAGGTAGTAACACTGTTTGCGAAACAACCCATACGGCTATTACCCGTAGAGAGTAGACCTGTGTTCAACACGAGTACTGCGTTCTTGGGTGGGCCTGCAACTGCACGTGTTTTAAACGCTGGAAGCAACCCGCCAGCAGCGTTGTCTGCGACAGCAGATGTTACACTTACAACTTTGTAAAGTGCGTGGGGGTCATCGCTGATATACGCGACAATATCAGTTGCTACTGTATTCGCAGGGTAGTGTTGACTGTACAACTCATAACCCAAGGTTGGGTCTGTATATCGACAACCAAGAAATACCCCAACAAGACCGGGGACAACAGCGTTTGCTGCTTGGCCTGCTGTAGTAGTAATGATGACATTGCCGTTAGCGTTTAATTCGACAACATCACCGTTAAAGATGCTGGTGCCGTAATTGCTGGCAATAGGTAATTGTCGTGTCGCCCCTGCAAAGGGTAGACCTCCAATCAAGTTTACCGGCTTCAGCCCATACGGGGCGTCAACTGTAGGATAAGCCATTATAAGCTCCTAAATTAAGTTCCTTTGCCGAAAGTAACCTTTGATTTGCGATCATTAAATATCGGCATACGAGGATCACTTTCTCTCATAAGGTTGTTTTCCACGGACCGCATNTGCGCGTTTGTATGCTCNGAATAATAAGCATTGCGCTCTTCGACCATTTCAGCTGGAGCTTTGCATAACATCAGACCGCCGATTACTACGTTTTCTTTGAACCGTTCTTGTTCAATAGAAACCATAACAATCTCAGGGTGGTCTTTAGCCAGACACGGCTCCCAACCTTCTCTTAGTTTTGAGGACACGTTAGTAGAATCGGTCTGTCCTTGAGTACTCACACGTACCCAATGAAATTCGTAGCCAGCTTCAGGAGTAGGAGACGGTAACGTCTCGGGGCGCGTCCACGCTTTTCTACGTACTTTTTTCTCACGAACTTCAAGCTCGCGGTCTAGGCGATTCTCAGCCATTGTTATTCCTCATATCTAGTGCAACCTGTTTGGCGTATTGTTGTGGGGTCAACCCTAACCGTTTAGCGAGTTGGACTTGAGTTCTAGTCAAAGTCACTTTGTTCGGTGCTGTACTCCGCGTTGCGGGAGCCACCACTGATGTTTTTCGCTTCGGTTCAGCATCCTCGAAACTATCGGGGAATACTTGACGCATACGAGCATCTATCGTCTCGTAGTACTCATCGCTTTGCGGGTCTACGCCCTGTTTGACAAGTTTATTATGCAACCCCAACGCTAAACTCGTCATCTCATCGTCTGGTCCGAACCACGAGTTGGCTTTTTGCCATTCCGCAGCCCGATCATCAACTTTCGGTGTTGGAGCGGGTTCTTTTGCAACCTCTACAGGAGTTTCTTCGACCTGTAAAGCGGGTACTTTAAAGTTTGCTAGCTTATCAGCCTTTAACTTAGCAGCCGTTAGCTTTTCTTGTGCTTCTAGCACAGCATCAGAATCACCAGACTCATAAGCCGCCTTGTACTCACGTTTGGCTGTCTCTGT